CTACACAAGGCTATTCGTCGGCAGCGTCAGATGTGTATAAGAGACAGGATGTGGAATGCTCTTACCATGATTTTTAATTTCAATGTGCTTAATGTCTTCATATTAGTTTTCTCCTCCTATTAAATCTGCCATCACTAAAACAAGGTCGTCTGTTGTTACTTCTAAAGTCGTTAAGCGTTCTTCCTGAGTTGCTTTTGGTTCAAAGGACTTCTCAGCGATCCCCAACTTCTCAATCATTTTCTTCTGTATTTCAGTCATTTTCCCACCTCCGCTAAAGATACCACATATTCCTCAGAGCTTGGTACAGGGATTCTGTAATCATCACCGTGACTGTTTTTAAATGTCAGTGTACCGCCTGCTTCGACTTCAAGAGGTTCCTGGAATGTATCGCCTATAATGTCTGATATATCAATTGTCCTGTCACTTTTGTGATATTTCTTTTCCACAAAATCAACAAAATTCCCACTCTCTCCATAACCATCTAGGTTAAGAATGGCTTGTGGAATTTTGTGAGATTTCTGGTAATACTGTGAGTATAATGTTTTAGCACTATTCTTTTCGATCTGAATCTCAGAGATTACATTCTCGATATTCGAATCTGGATTGTTATACCAAGCTATGTGATTATCCAGAAGCTCATCTGTTAATTCTATTGGCGTATTTACCGAAAAATCCTTCGCGGCTTCCAAGAAATAACTCCCGTTACCGCTATCTGGATTTGATCTCTTCATTGAAAACACGTAGGTTCCAGGGGTAATTCCAGGACACAAATCGCGTAATGTCTGGTTATATCCAGTGTTATTTGTATGAGCTGGAACAGTAATAGTCTGATTATCGTAATCCATCACATTCACACTGTCCGATACTAATCTTGAAAAGTCAAAGTAATTCTTCCCCTGTTCTATAACCTCATTCACAGGTGCACTCATCTGCTCTCCTGCATCATCTGAAGTCAACTTACCGCCAATGCTTTTAATACTTACCACCTTCGCACCACTCGGAACCGTTTTCTGATATGCTTCTGTATCATCTGTCTGAAATTCATAGCTGATACCTTGATTGAGTTTCCAGAGTGCATCAAGCTTTCTGTCAGTTTTGACAAGGGATGCTTTATCGGCTTTAGATGTCAAATCTTCCTTTAGCAAATCAACATCCTTTTTATTCTGTTCGATCTGCTTTGATGCATCCTCTACACTTTTTGCAGATTGGGCCGCATTGTCGGCAGAAGTCTTTGCACCTTCAGCTGATGCTGCAGCTTTTTCCGTATTACTGGCAACAGTCTGAGTGTTTTGTGCTACTTCCTGAGCATTATTCAAAACCGTTTGGGTGGCTTCTTCTACAGTCGCTCTATCATCCGCAACAGTTTTAGCATCATTTCCCACTTTGGTTATAATTTTTTCTCCCTCAGTTTTTACGATGTTGACCGATGCATCCTGCTGATTGGTGATTGTATTTATTGCCTGTTGTTTTGTAGTATTAATCTCTTCTTTCGACTGTTCAACCGCTTCGGACACTCTACTGTCAAAGCCAGCAATCTGTCCATTGATATTCTGCTCAGATTCAGATACTGTCTTTCTTGACTGTTCGGCGCTCTGAGCAGAATTCGCAGCGCTATTTTTACTATTTTCCGCTTGCTGAGTCATCTGGACTGTATCGGAATGTAACTGTTGTACATCTGTCTGGACTGCTTCTATTTCCTGTTGTGCCAGCTCTACTGCTGCTCTGGATATTTCTACCTGTACGGCTTTTTTAATCACATCGTTATATGCAGCAGTGTATTCCGGTGTCATATCTCCGGGTGCAGCTATCATCTGCCAATGTTCCGAATTGCGTCCCGCATCAGGAGCAATTCCAGTGATTGTTGTCTCCAGTTCTGCCCGGCAGAAGTATGAGCCGCCCTGATAGGAAACTGCATCAAGATATTCGTATTCAGCTGAGGAATCATATTCTCCTCGTGGGTTTAAGGAAATGTTTCCTAAATCTGTTTCTGTATAATTATTTACGGTATTGGACATCCGGTACCTCCTTAAACTTTCAGCCGGTATTTCAAACGTGATCCGATTCGTTTAAAATTTACTTTGTCAATAGTTGGATCTGAATACATTTTTAAACGGCCCTTGACAACTTTAAAAGCTGCAAAGAAAACATTTCCTGTATCACCTTTCAGACTTTCATGTTTTTCTTTCACATAATCGTCTATCTCTTTCTTTGCCTGTTCGCTTTTCTCGGAAACCTCTTCTACAGAATCTTTTGCTTCCTGGCTGGCTTTCTCTGCCCGGTCAGCAGCATTGTTTACTTCTTCGATCGCCTCCCGGAAGAATTTCTTTTCCTCCGGTGCATCTACAAGATCTGTGTTTGGCTTTGGTCTTGCCCGGACCGGGATTGTAATCTTGTATTTTGTTTCTCCAGATTCAGTACCTGTAAGATAGATGAATGCATAGATACTGTAATTGCCTCCTGCGCTCTTCCTGAGAAAGCTGTCAGGAATCTGTACCTGTGCAGTTTTGTCTTTTACGGCTCCGATCTGAATCAGAGATTCTCCTTCCTGATCCTGATCAGAAAAATGGACTTCAAATGTTGCAGGAAGAGTAATTCCTTCTATCTGCAGTATCTGGCCATAGTCATACTGCCAGAGGGATGTTGTTCTCGCATATGTGTAATCGTTAAATGTTGCTGTTATGATGTTATCCATGATTTTATATCACCTTCTTTTTTTGCGCCGGCGCAATTAAACAAAAACGTTCAGCCCTCTTTGATTTTTCTACGTCATTGCTTACCAATTAATTCTTCTAATTTGCTTAATCTCTGGCTTAAGTTGTTGATTTTTTCATTCTGATTCTGAATAACTTTCATCATTGCCGGAATCATGGTTCTGTAATTCCAGTCTTCTATCTGCCCATCCTCATTAAATATTACTCCTTCAGGATATTGTTTATACACGTCTTCCGCATAGAATCCCGGCACTGGTTTGTCTTCAAATGAGTCTCCTTCTCTCAAATAACCTTTTTTATATTGAAACCATACCACTGGAACTTTAAGGAGTTTATCCGCTTCAGAGCTATCCATATTTCGAACATGGTTTTTGTATCTTTTTGAAGAAGACGACAACTTATATACGATATTACTCGCAATGCAAAGAGTTTGATATCCCGATGAAACAGTAGTCAAGTTGATTAGTTTAAATTCGCCTGAACCGTCCGTGAATTCTCCAGATGATCTTTGAGTGTGTACCTGCATACCGTATTTGACGCTCAGAGACTTTTTATCAGATGCTTCCGCAAGAGTTACATTGCCTAATTTGATAGTACCGCCTTTTATTTGCAATCCTACATTAGTGTTCATATTAAAATAATTTCTCGCGTCTTTATATACGCTAAATCCGTTTGTTCCTATGTATACACCTTGCGTAGTTGACGTCATGGAATTGCGGCCGCTGGTATGTATACTGGTAGACCCGACCACAAATCCGCCTATTTTTGCAACAATCGCATCAAGTGTATTCACGTCGATAAGATCGGCCGTTATGGTTTTAGACTTTATGTATTCGCCATTAATGTACAATTTCCCATCTGAGCCATAGGCTATAAGTTGACGATCGCCATTGTCAGTCAGAGCGTTAAAAACAGCTTCTCTTGTCACTTCCGCATCCGCAAGTACGGATACGCTCAACATCCCGAGGATGACTCCGGAAGAATTTCCGACAGTACATCTGATGGCAGTGGTTCTGTTAGTTATCCTATCCCATGCGGAGAATTTCATATCTATTCCCACGCCAGTTCCAGAAATAGCGTTCCATGTGCTTCCGTCTTCTGTATACTCAAACGTCCATCTACCGGAAATGTTTTGTTTTCTCTCCTCTGCTCCTGTCTGCGAATACAAATGAAACACCAGCGGAGAAGGCGAATAATCATATCCGCCAGAGCTGTTTGAACATCTTTTGATCGTTGTTGTTTCACATTCAAGGTAATAAACAGTGGCATCTTTTCCGTTCGTACCGTTCCCGCCAGCATACTGTTTTGCAAGATTAAAGCGCTTGGTTATTGTTATTCCATTATAAGTCGTTGAAAAATCAACCCATCCAATGTCTTCGGATAAGCTCTTTACGGAATAAGTGTGTGTACCTGAAGACCACGTGCCTGTTATGTTTTCTGTCGAGTACGATATAGCCGCTTCTGATGTAACATCCGATTCCCCATAAAAAACCTGTACTTTTACCTCGCATCTTGGAAAACTTGAATAGTTTCCATCCGCATTTACCGGGATTGCCTGATACTCACTTGATAACTGTATAACCAACGGAATTGCTTTCTTTATTTTTTCATCAATAGTATCTCCAGCAATATCTTCTACATCCTTACCACCTATAGTAAGAGTTTTGGCGGCAATCATGACATTGCCATCATTATCAATATAAAATGTTGTTTTATTTTCCTTATCAGTGACACTCATGCCTTTTCCATTAATAAACTTACCGGCCAAAACACCGGATAAGATATAACTCGCATTTATATACAGTTCACCGTCCTGAATATAAATACCTTTATTTTTCCCATTGTTGGTCAGCTTATTGAATATTTCTGGCTGTCCAAGGCTATTATCGTAATTGTCAATAGCATCCCGCACATCGTTACTGTCTACATATCCCGGGAAAATCCAGTCTGTCGAAACGAATGTTCCGCTTTCACGTGCAGTCTTACAGATTTTGACCTTTCCTTTCCCGTCTTCCATGGACGTTACCCACATGTCGCCTTCGTCATATGGTGGGATGGGGGTATTGATAAAGACTCTTCTTTTACCGTCTGCTGTATCCTTAGCAGTAGCTGCATCTTCCAGGGCTTTCTGTATCTCTGGATCCTGAAAATCTTCCCAGGTATAATTTTCTCCGTCTTTAATAAACCGAAAAAGTTTCTTTGTGTCTGTATTATAAAAAAGGTCGTTTACATGCTTGTCTTTTGTTTCTATATCTGTCCATTCTTTTGCCGGAAGGTTTGTCAGATCTGGATCATACGCCCCAAAATATTGAGTATTAATGTCTTTTGCAATATCATCAACTACTGTAGCGACATATTTTTTTGCAGAATCCTGTGCGATTTCTTCAACATCTTTTCCGGTGATTTTAAGTGTTGTCGCATTAATATAGACCTGCCCGGTATCAATATCCGCCCGGAAAAGAGTATCTCCATTTGTGTCTTTTACAACAAGAGCTCCCGTGTTGATCCAGTCCGCATTAATTCCGATGCTGTTCAAAATTTTCATAATCATGGTGCCATCTACGAGAAGACCCGCATTCCATGTATTACCGCCATCTGTGCTTACTGCCCATCCTTTTCCATTAAGTTCAAATACAACTTTTGATTCCTCCAGCGTCGGATGGTCACACATATAATATATTTTGCTTCCATCCTCCAGTGTTTTTATAACCGGATAAAGACCCACCTGTTCTTTCATGGCTTTTGTCAGCTGCTCCATGGCTTTTTCCCATTCGGTTTTGTTTTTTGACAAGCCATTTCTAAACTGTTTATACAGTTTCGTTGCTTCACTGTATCGCGTAGAAGATAATCTTTCAGGAGATTCTGCACTACTGGTAATTGTCTGTGTACCACCACCATTGTACTGAACTCCAGTAATAATGGTCCGATACATATTATTCTTTCTGTCTATTACAAGTCCTATATCACCAGCCTCTGTGGATGGATCACTTTGGCAAATCACATTTAAAGGTCTGAACTGAAGCCCTGTAAGTTTTTTCCCGACAGATTCTGCTATTTTGCTTCCATTCCCGCTCTGGATCAGTTTATTTCCTGTAATCTCCAGAACATATCCGTCTGCTCCGTACTGATAAATCGTTTCCGTCTTTCCGGAAGATTCTGTTTCACTTTCTTCGGTAACACGGACTCCTGTTACCACCACATCATCTGTTTCAACTGAACTTCCACTTTTCATGGTATCAATTTTGACTATTCTGTTATTATCCTGCATATCTGATACCGACAATCCGAGCAGTGATGTATCGTACCATTTCAAAGTCAGCTGTCCATCATTATTGATTCTTGCGTATTTGCAGGCAATCTGTGCGACCCATTGGATTATCTGTCTGAATGTCAACGCTGAATCGTCAGGTCTGCTCTCCACCGTCAGATCTGAATTATCAAAGGTTGCTGTATCCGCAGCCAGTGAGACATCGCAACAAGTACATGCATCCTGTAAGATTTCTCTCAGCGTAACTGGATATGCCAGTTTGCTTTTGGTATATGGCTGGTCAAAAGACAGCATTTTGTCAAAGGCTGATACTGTCACGGTATCACCTGTATCTTTTCCAGGTTCTGCGTAAAATGTCCCCTTATCTAACCACTCCACTGTTCCATTCACTTCCAGACCAACTTTTGCACTTAGCTCAGCTCCGGAAAAATTCTTTTTCGTTAATTCTCCGTCTGTATTGTTGATCTTAACAGTAATCTGTTTTGCAATAGCTGAACCAATATCAAAGCTGCTGTTATTTGATGTCTCATCTGTAATTCCAAACTGCAAGAGTTCTGTATCTGCTGCTGTCTTTATACTGCCATCCGTAAAAGTAATTCTTACCTGATTATGAATTACTCTGTTTTCTTTGATTGTATTTTTATATGCATTTGATGTATTGATCATTTTGTTACCTCTGCACTATGTCAACCGATGCGCTTTTGTAATAAAATATTCCATCACTCAGCCATCCAATCTGTTCTTTTGACAATGTTCCCCTGTATGACTGTATCGTAATATCGATTCCGTCATCACGGAACGAAAATGGGAAATACCCCGGAACCAATGTACTTTTTATAACTGCCATCTGTGCTTCCGTAAGTATTCCCCATTTAATTGATACTGTTTTCTTTTCTGCTACAGGATCACCTACCATATATCCTGCTAATGTTCTGCCTGTGTCAGAAGTCCATATTATCTCGTCATTTACTGTAATGCTTGTTGGAGCAGGGAGCGTTACACTCCCTGACCATAAAATTTTTCTTGCCATCAGCCTACTCCTACTGTGTTGTATCTGATATCAATAATTTCCTGTGCTGTCTTGCTCGCTTTTGCGATCTGTGTACTGTCAAGATAAAATCCCATTTCTGACAGGGCTGCAACAATACGCATAACCGCATTATTGATGATTCTTTCGAACTCATCCCTGGTAATCCCATTTCCGGATGCGGCTCTGGCTGCTTCAATCGCCATCTCGCGCAATTTATTCTCCGGTGAGACTATTTCGCCCTGATGAAGGTTATCACCAATCATTGCCAGCTGTGGAGTGTTCTTCTTCACAAATCCACCTTCTGCAAGAGGAGGTATGGTCGGCACTCTGGGAAGAGACAGACCATAATGTCCATAATGCCGGGTACCTGTAAAAGGATTCTTGAAATCATAACTGAATGAAAATGCGTTCTCTATTGCCGATAAACCAGAGTTAAGTTTTTCCATCAGGCTGTTGATAATGTCAATAACTACATTCAGCGGTGTCTTAGCCAGAGTTATTAATCCATCAAATATTCCACCAAATATGTTTTTGATACCTTCCCATGCCTGTGTCCAGTTTCCTGTAAAAACACCCGTAACAAAATCAATAATTCCGTTAAATATCTGTTTTATATCCGACCAGATCCGGCTTACAGATTTCCCAAATGTGTTCAGTATTGTTTTTAGCGTTTTAAAACTTCCCGCCCAGGATCCTTCAAAGACTCCTTTTATAAAGTCAATAAATGGCTGAAAAATATGTTCTTTCACATATTTAAAGATTGATTCAGCAATAGTCTTGAATCCCTCTATAATTTCTTCAATTCCCTGCCAGCATTTATCAAAATCTCCAGTAAAAGCACCCGTGCAAAAATCAATGAATCCTCCCAGAATATCCGTGATTCCCTTGATCACATCACCTGCAACAGCCAGCAGATCGAAAATCTGATCTCCGATGTTAGCAATAATCGGTCCTAAAATAGGTAAAATAGTTGCAATGATCCAGTTGATCACAGGTACCAGGAGTGTTTCCCATAATGCCTGTAAATTCTCAAAGATCTTGCCAATCAGTTCGATGACTCCGTTGAGTGCGGGTTGTATATGTTCTGCCCACACTGTGCTGAACTTATCCGCCAGATAATCCAGGACAGGAACAATGTATGTATTATATGCATCAAGGAAGGTACCTACGATATCTGAAATTCCCTGTGCAAGAGAATCCATGAAAGGTTTTACATATTGATCGTACGTTTCAGATATCTTTTCAAATGTATCTACAACCGCCTGGTGCAGGGTATTCAGAACTATTTCAATCGGAACCAGTGTATTTTCGATTGCTGTTTTTATCTTGTCTACATTCTGGGTAACAGGCAAGATAAAAATCTGTTCTATATCCCTTGTAAATTTCAAGAGTACCTCGCAAGCTCCAAGAACTCCATCGGCAAAAATTCCTATAATGTGTCCGGTAATGCTTTTAGCTGTTTCCCCGGAGAATACATTGAAAATGTCAGCCATAGCAACATAAAAATCACCTTCTAAATCTGCAATTTCTGCTCTGATATCGAAAATAGATGCCAGTTTTTCCTTAATGTAATCCTTGCTTCCTGTGAGATATTTATCAAATCCGCCAATCAGATTGTCAGCTATGGTTAATCCTATTCTTGCAAAGGAACCAACCATTTTCCCAAAGCATAATGCCAGGGAGTCTAAGAGATGATTTGCTGACTCTACAACAGTCGGATCTGTAAATATTTCCTTAAGTGTTTTTCCTATACTTTTAATACTGTCATTGATAGACTTTATTTTCTTCTGGGAATCCCCAAAGCCAATCTGGAATCCCTTTTTGAAGATATTAGCCAGTTCTTTACAGCGTTTCAGAAGTTTATCCAAACTCTTGTTGGTTTTATCAATAGTTGTATCTCCTTCTGCCAGTTTTCCAAAATCAACAGCATCTCCCAGATTGACTCCGGGATTTCCTGTGCCACCTGCTGTGCCAGAATCCGAATCAGATTCTGCATCAGATGGGCTATCTAGCTTTTGGATCTGGTCAAATCCCATCAGAGAGCGCATCTCTTTTGCTGCTTTTTTCGCAGCACTTCCGGCTTTCTTCGTAGAATCTGCCATGTTGTCGGCAGACTGGGAAGCATCTTCCATACCAGCTCCCGCATCAGCTGCCGCCGCGCCTGTTGATGCAATCTGGCTTGTTCCCGATGATTTATTGCCTGTTACCAGCTCCGTAAAGCTTTTGAATGCATTTGCCAGAGTTGCTAATTTTCCGATCAGAGTATTTACTGCTTTAATGATGGGCGTAAATAAATTGATCAGTCCCTGTCCAATCGTTGCTTTCAGAGAATCGAACTGTAGCTTCAGGATACGGACCTGGTTTGCCCAGCTTCCAGATGTCCTTGCGAAATCCCCGGAAGCTGCTGACAGTTGCTTTTGCACAAATGAATACCGTAAAGCTACTTTCTCGGCTTCTGTCATCTGCGAAGTGGTTTTGCCGAATCCGTTTGCCAACGCATAACTGTCAAGGGCTGTCTGAGTCATTACAACGCCCAGATCCTTTAAAGACTCTGTCTCACCTGTAAATACAGATTTAAGCTTTGTGTAAGCTTCGTCCTGACTCAGATTATAAAATGAAGCTACATCTCCGGCTAATCCGGTCAGAGTGGAACCCATATCGTAAGCCTGCTGTTCTGTAAATCCAAAAGCTTTTGCCATGGCTCCAAATGTACCAGTATACTGTTTCGCCATAGTCTCCGAGAGACCGAAGCTCTGTGCTGCAGACTTTGCAAATTCATCGACCTTTGCAGTCATATGAGGAAACGTCACATCTACTACGTTCTGGACCTCTGCCAAATCAGAACCTAATTCCAGGCACTGTTTACCAAAGTCAATTAATTTCTTGGTTCCGAAAGCTGCTGCCAGTGCAACACCTGCTTTTTTTGCCAGTTTGGTAATGCCGTTCATCTGCTGCTGGAACTGGTTCTGGTTTACTACAAGATCAAGTGCAATCTGTCCTATACTTGTTGCCATATGTAGTTTCAGTCACCTCCTAATCCAGCCATTCGTAAAAAGGCATTTTTAAATCCATCCATAGCGGTATCCATTTCCTGTTTTGATATGGATTCAGCCACTACCTTTGCATGTTTTTCTTTCCATTCATTTCTGATCCGATGCTGTTCCTTTGTAAAAGTCTTCAGAACTTCTTTATCATCCTCTGCACGTATTGCGATAATCCTTCCAAGCGCTGTTTTATTGTCAATTCCCACAAGCATCTGTTTAAACTCTGTCCATGACATTTTGTGTATTTCTCTCGACAATCTCAGCCCATACTGTGACTGGAAGGAAGATACGATCAGGTCATAATCTTCAATCAGGTCATAGTATGGGTCAGAGCTTCCCCCGCAGTTTCTTCCTCTCCTACAATAAGTTTCTGGGCTTCCATAACGATTGTCGTCAGATCATTAAAGCTGAGTTTCATTTTTTCAATCTTTTCCCGACTCTCCTCCGGAAGCATTAAATTGTACAAATCCAGAATATCTTTTGCTGTAGCATTTTCTGAAGTAAATTCTGAATATTTTCCCATGATCTTTAACATGGTTGCTGCATCTGCGTTTACTTCTAACTCCTCTTTGCCAATAATCAGGGATGGATTGCCATCCAGTTCCAGTTTTTCTATAATATTTACTTTTTTCGCCATTATTCTTCTCCTTATACAGCGGGTGTTACAGTAGGCTTGCCATTGCTGATTGCATCAAACTCTAATGCAGCTACATTTGTGGAATCTCCACCACCACAGTTCTTAACATCAAATACAGCGGCATCCCAGGATACGGTTGTTCCATCCGGGAACTCCCATTCAAAATATCCTTCTGCATCATGTCCGTTACTGAACTGTTTTCCTGCAATGTAGTCGTTTCCTGTGTCTCCAATGTTTCTCTTTCCACTGAGAGTGATGGTAACCGCCTTTGCAGTCATCAGGGCTCTCTGCCAGCCTTCCTGGTCCATAGGTGTCCAGGTTTCCACACCATTAGAAAACTCTACGGAAAATGTCTCCATATCTGCAATGGTTGTTGCTGATTCCTTTGCCTTTCCAACTTTGAACTTGTTGTCAAGAACCGGAAATACATTTGTTTTTCCTGCGAATTTCTGTAAATTCATCTGTAAAGCTTTACGTTTCATTCTGTTTTCCTTTCTTCTCATAAATAACAGCCATCTCTATTACCATTTCGTAAATTCCAGCATCAGTTGTCCCAACATTCTGGATCTCATAAAGTGGCTGTATAAATTTAATGGTTTCATCATTAACCGTTACATCCCTTGCCTGTCTGAGCGCCTCAAACAGTTCTATGGCTGTTTTTTCGGTATCCCCTGGAGATTTGTTCCAATGTATCAGCAAAGTTACATATTTCTGTCCGTATCCTTCCTGAGCGGGGCCTCCAAGTGCTATGTGCTGTGGATACTGATGCTTGCTGTTGTATACCCCAACGGATTTATCTTCCTTATCCGGAAGTTTCCCCATGTATACGTGTTTCGCCAATTCAAGGGAAGCTATATAGTCTCTCACGTCTGCTAATGTCATATTCCTGTCAGCCTCCTGTAGATTCGTTTAAATGCATTTGTACAGTAATCTGCCTCTCTTCCTCCCGGAATCCAGTCTTCATACCATTTTCCTTTTGCGTTCGGGTTTTCGTCTGTATGGAAATGATATTCCGGATGAAAATACAGCCTTCTGGCATATGGAGTTGATGATACTATGGATACTTTCCCCTGTTTGCTTTTGGAAGTATCCACGAACGTGCTTTCATTCTGCAGGTTTCCGGTATCTCTCGGGAAAACCTGAGCCTGTACCACTTCTGTGTGAAGCGCTTCTGCCGTCTGTTCCAGAGCTTTCACCTGCATCTCTGAGAGTTCTCGGATTTTAGGAAGATTCAATCTCACTGTTGAATTTATCCGGATCATATTAACTGAACCTCCGTATAATTTACTGAACCGTCAGAATTTCGTGCCTTTGTTCCCTGTTCGATCTGTCTTTTTACGCCAAATATGACAGCCTCACCACCGGATATGACTGGAAGTTCCGGGCATATGTCCCCGCAAAACAAGGCTGTTCCTGTGATCTTGATCAACTTCTTTTCAGCAGTCAACACTGTCCGGGCTTTATCCTGATAATTACATTTTCCTGAATACTGTATAGGTTCCAGCGGTTCTCCGTACTCATTTAAACCTTCTCTGTCAAACGACAGGCTGATATCTGTCTTACATAACCGTCTGGGTACCAGACATGGATATTTCATATGATCACCTCGCTAATTGGCAGCAAAGGCCGGTTTGACAGAGAAGTGTATAGTCGTCTCTCTTCATTGCAATACCTTTTCCTGTAAATACATTCCATGAACTGTCAAACTGGGCAGATACGCCGTTAATACTGTAAGAGGACAGGACACTGCTTATTTCGTCTGCGTTCTCATACTCAAATTCTGCCTGTCTGCATATAACTTCCCGGATAATTTCCTGTTGAAATTCCGTAAGATTTAAAAAACCCCGGCCTACAATCCTGTTGTAGGTCAGGGAATCTACATGTCTGCTTGCCTGCTTTAATGCTTTTTCTATTTCATCTTCAGGTATCAGAATTCCTTCATAGGTGTCCAGGTAATAGCTTTCTGTTGCATACGATTTATATCTCATATGACGCCCTCCGATCAGGCACCAACCTCTGTTGTGTCTACGTCAACATAGATACTGTCGATATTGCCATCACGTCCATTCGGGAACACAAATACATCAGAAAATGATCTGTTCTGATACAGGTATCCGTCTCCCTTGGTGTGTCCGCCCGGCTCAAAGTAATAAATACTGTTAATCTTTGGTACGGTTTTGCAGGTCTGACCGCAGGCAACCAGCACGTTGATCTTGTGTGCTCCTGTCACTCCGGATGCTTTTTTGAGTGGCTCAAATCCGCCGCCTTCCGGCTCCCAGTTGAATGCATCATAAAAACGCTCATCGTCAATAACTTCCATGATCGGCACACCATCGATCTCAGTTACTCTGGTCTCAATGCCAAGACCACCTTCTGCAATCTGGGTCATTTCAATCTTTCTGGTGAATTCTGTAGACTGCTCCAGAGCGTCCATAATCTCACTGCGAACATACATAAGCAGAGAACCATTTGCTTTGTATCTTCTGAGTTTCCCTTTTGCAAGGATATCTTTGAGCATACCGAATACTTTTGCCTTTGTGTATGCAGATGTTGCTGTGGATCCATGATAGTCTTCTGTCTTCTGAGCTGCCTGAGCTACCTTGGAGAAGAACAGCGCATCTGTTTCCGGAACTACCCATGTCTGTTCAAACACGCGGGAAATGTTCTGAATGGAAGCTGTAGCATTTGTCTCATCAACATCTGCTTTATCTACCATAAATTCAACATCACGGTCGTGTGTCAGTGTGTATGGTACGTCTTTCTGTTCGTAAGAACCAACATTCCAGCCGCCTTTTCTGCTGTGGTTCTTGTATCCGGATGTACTCATCTGAGTAAAATGAAATGTTTTGGCATCAAGCCATCTAACATTGCTAGTTACAAATGGAGATGTCAGGGTTCCCTGCATCAGGATTTCAAGGAGCTCCGGGCTCCACTGTTCTGCATAATTTAATGCCATAGTTTATACCTTCTTTCTTTTTAGTTCCAGCGATTCCAACGTTTTGTTGGCACTGCTGTTTGGTTTGTAGTTGTCTGAGAATGCTGTGCCGGATTACCGCCAGTTCCTACCTGAGTAAAACCGGTCTTTCCGTCAGCCTGTGGTTTCAAAGCCGGAACAGCTTCCAATACCGTATTAAGTGCTGTTTTCAGTGCTTCTTCGTTAATCTTCCCATCCTGTCCTGCTGCCTGACTAAGATCAGCCATTTTCAAGACGTATGGAATTGTCTTTGCATCAAGCCCCAGGGATACTGCCATCATTGTAGCTGCGTTTTCAACCTTTGCGGCCTGCACTGCTGCCTGCGCTGCTGTCAACTGGTTCTGAGTCTCTGTAATCTGACTCTGCAGTCCTGCTACATCAGGAGTATTTGCCGCCTGCTGCTGTTTGAATGATGCAATTGCCTGGTCCATCTGTTCCTTTGAAAGCCCCTGCTGTTTAAAATAGCCTTTTAAAACAGATTCCTCTGTTACGCTCTGCTTTCCTGCGATCAGACTGGCCAGTTTATCATAGTCAAACTGTGGTGTCTGCTGTGTTCCTGTTAGTGGTGTTCCGCCTTCTGCTCCTGAACCTCCTCCACCGTCACCAGTTCCGCCTTCTGCAAATGTCTGCAGGTTCATTGATAATTTGCATCTGAATCTCTTATACATTTTTACATGCTCCTTTACAGTTTTTTATGTGCTGTCTGCACGAATACAGTTTTACGTGTGTCTCACATGAACAGTTGTTAACCCGGTGTCTCCGCGTAGTTTTAAGCCTTCGGGCATAAAAATAAGGCGTTTCACCCTACGCCTCAGCGGGAGATTCTGAATCACCGCCTTTCTGTTCCGGGATCTCTTTAGCTACTTTTAACGCTATAAGATATTTCCCTCTTTCTTTTGATACTGAATATTTGTCTCCGACCTTTCGAAGCTTCAGATTGTTTTCTTTATCGTAGAAATTATGAATAACTTCGATTTTCATGCTCTCACCTCCCTCTGTTGCGCCGGCGCAATTTTAAAAAAGAGTATAAAAATACCACCTGCCATTTCTGACTGGTGGTACTAAATACGTCCTTCTTTTTTCAATTTCTTAATTTCTTCTTCTGTAAGCTTTCTCGGTTTACCCAGCATTGCCACTCTGTCCTGAAAGTCTTTATAGGCTTTCTTTTCCTTTGATTTCATCTTCATACGATCACCTGCAATTCTATTTCTTTTTCTTTCTTTGATACTACTCTGAATATAGTATCCTTGTCAAGCAATAACTCTCTTTGCTTAGGATATCTGCTTATCCTTTCAATATATGCTCCTTTGCTGCCTTTTGGTACATATATCAAAATTTTATAAGATTTGTTCAACGCAGCTCCTTGAGTCACCGAAGTACTGATAAACTGTCCTTCCGTGACCAGATCATTTACTTCAAATTCATCATAAAGTGGTATGTCCAGATTTCTATATGTAATAACATCATGCTGAATCTTACTCTTTTTCAATGCACCTGATATTGTTTCTGCATACTCTCTAAGTTTTTTATCTTCTGCTATATCTCCACGAAGCATAGCATTAAGCCGTTCAAAGAATCGAGCTGGCTTTTGATCGCCAGAATTGAACGTGTATTTTTCAATCGCATGTTTTTCTTTTTCTGATAAACAATCAATCCAATCCTGTGATTCTGTACGAAGAAGGCTGACAATCTGATTCTGCGGAACTGCGTGGAAATCTGCAAGTGGTCTTTTTGATTCTGCATATTCCTGGCTGTCCATATTACCAGTCTTCATTCTAACATGTTGCCACTCTTTTTGTTTTTGTTCATACACCTGTTGGTTCTCCGGATCCAGAGAGAATTGTGACAGCCTATTGTATTTCTTTTCCTGGCGTTCGGCATATTGCTGACGTTCTCGCCTGGCGTTTTTCTCTGCAAGGTTGTTGAGCTCTTCTCTGGTATATTTCCCATCAGGTGGAGTATTGACTCCTTCAATGTAGGTTGTATGGCTGTCACGGCATCGGGGATGGTAAAGTCCAGCTGCTATGGCAGTACTTATCAACGGATACTTAATTCCTGTAACGGGAGATACTCCGTCTTTCGGACCTCCGCTCCATACATCATCAATCATGACTTTTCCCACGAACGGAACGCATAGAGGACATGGACATCCGCTGCCGCGTTTATTGATAATCACTGTGTACACGCCCCATTCCCGACGTTTCTCTCCTTCCCCCTGCAGGTACGCTCTTTTCGTTGCTGTTCGGATTGCCATATCTGCATAGTCTGCAAGGGTATGTCTGGCACCATTGGCATATTCCACGCAGTTTAGACCTGCTTTGAGGAAATCCTTAGTTGCCATATCCACAGCTTTTTCATAGGTTCCTGCACCGGTATTGGCATATACCTGAGCATTATAAATAATTCTCCGATATTGATCATTAGCCATGCGAAGCACTGCAGTTTCTGCTTTCTTCATATCATCTGTTGTGGCTTTGATCAGAGCCTCCAGCTTTCGATCATTCAGTTTAAAAAATTCTGCAGTACCTCCCTTGCTTATTTTATTTGCCGGAAAGCCTTTTTTTATGGCATTCAAAATAGTGATTTCCTGCTGCATATTTCCTTCTGTTCTTGCAGTCCGAATCAGCTCCGCTATCTTTGCATTGATATCCTTAAACTGTTTGCCATATTTCTTTTGATTATTATGTTTATATTCTTCCAGGGATTTCAACATTTCTGTCTGCCACATGGACCATTGTTTGTCTTCGCCAATTTCTTCTTGCTTATGAGATTCCATATTGCGGATCATGGATGCTATGAGTTCATTCTCTATAGCTTCAAAGGCAGCTCCAATATCGTATTCATCATTTATTCTTGCCATTAGACAATACCTTGAATCCTTGAGACTTAAACTGTCGTGTCAGCTTCTTCAACTTTGTAATGCTGTCGCAATGATCACATCGAAGTTCCGCATAATCTCCTCTTTCGATAGCATATATTCCCTGTGCGACCTGTTCTTTGGCGATTTTAAGAAGTCCCTGGTATTCTTCTCTGTTCATCCGGTATATCCGGTTATTTACTTTAACCTTCACCTGATTCGCCTCCTGTATCTACTTCAAAATCACCAAGTTTCATGTTGATGGACGGTTCTTCCAGATCCTGTATGCCCTGTTCTGCTTTCAGACGGGCTATCTCTTCTTCTTTGCAATGTTCATCCAGACTATCGCCATAAAGTTCCTCTACACAACGTTCGATGCTCATGATTCCACCCTGTTTTGCTTTCGTCACAGTTTCCACCTGGCTCTCAAAAGAAGGGTTGGCATATTCTCCAAATGGAATATTTACATTTACCTCTTCTACCTGCTGTCCGTGAAGAATGTTATTTGCATTGATACACATCCCCACCACAGCCGGAAGTGTTTCCTGCATTGCTTCTACGATGGAATTTCTGGTGTAAAGTGTTGTCTTTTCTTTTTCTCTCTGAGCTTCAGCATTATCCAGTTTTTTAGTATCGATTCCCAGTGTTGACGGACTGATCACTCCATGCAGACACAGGTCCATCGCAGTTACATAAGATGCCAGATAGCTTTCATGCGGGATAACAGGCTGTTCTGTGATAATCTGATTGCTCTGTCCTTCTCTCATATCTCCGTCTGCAGAAAAATAACGGTTATCGAAAGGATTAGGTCTGACAAGCTCGCCTGTTTCCGGATTATGAGGTATCAGGCATTCTGGTACATAAGTCTTTGCCCTTCCTGACCTTAATGCGTCCATCCACTGGCTCCATGTTTCGTCCAGAGAATCAAAATTATCAAGTTTTCCATCAAAAATACTTCCGCCTCTGCCCTCATACTTCGCAGATTCGTAAATCATAAATGGCTCTGCAAGGATTACCGAATCATCAAATGTAACGTCTTTAAGATTCTCTGTGGCCTTAATCGTTTTAATGTCCACAAGTTTGTTTCCCTGATATAGTTCATTTATGATGTATCCATATCCGTATCTTTCATTCAGGACATATGTCCTGCCTTTCTCGTGATACGGAGTTTTAAATACTATTTCGCGGATTCTGTCTCTCTGATAAACAAATTCCACCTTGTCTCCCGGGTACCATTCTACAATCGGATAATCACTGAGTTCTGTGTCAATGACTGCTTTAAAGGCTCCATCGCCAATATATAATGTTTCCTTCAAAGCGCTTTCTATCTTTTTCCGAAAACGGTTTTCTTTTTCCATCTCTTTCCATAGCTGTTCCTGAGCCGGTGACTCAAACTCAAAGTCTTCCATGTCAGGAAGGACCGCTGAAGAAAGCGTGCGTACGATTAATCCCGGCAGACCTGTATGTATCTTTCTCATATCCATTCCAGGAGTGCATCTGCTTGCCCAGAACTTATGCCTGTCTGCATATTCCTGATTCTGCTGATAGAACTGTTCCAGTTCATTTCCGTCTCCTCTGTACCAGATCCTGTTGCGGATCGCATGTCCCTCGAAATCCAATATCTCATTAATCTGGAAATTATATGGATTAGCCGGGAGCACATTCAGCCAGCTCCGGACTGTCTTTTTTATATTCTCATTTAATTTATCCATCCATTTCACCTTTTCGTTTCCTCCGTTTCGAATCCGATCATATTCCGATATGGGATCCAGCCATACTGCTGGGAGTTGATCGTATGATCGTTTCGATCTTCTGGGATATCTTTTTCCTCATCCCAGGAATATTTCTCCAATTCAGCTATGTGATTGATACATGTATCTACAACCAGATAGCAGTCCTGTTGTATCCATCCAAGCTGAAGCTTGATTCTATCCAGAATCTCTACTTTTTTGTAAGATTCTACAAAGTTATACATGCAGCCATGAAGACGTTTGTACTTTCTCAATTCTGTGATCGTAGCAGCATCTGCGCAATCAACAAAGGTATCTTTTGCAAATCCCCAATCCTTTCGGCATTTCTCCAAAAACTCTATGAATTTTACGGCTGTATCGGAAGGAGCGAGCGGCTGATCCAGATCTTTATTGCTGTATACTTTTTCAGCCAGTGTGATCAATCTCCTGTCCTCTGTGATTCCCTGGAATATCATTGCGATTGTGTCCGGAGACTTTGAAGAATACGAAGTATCCAGACCACAGGTGAATTTTTTAAATTTCAGCTTTCCTGCTGCTATCTGGGCTTTTATCCATTTCTCTGAAACGACATGCTGTTTCCTGCTGAAGTTCGGGAATATCAATCCTGTTGCTTTTCCTCTCAAGCCCTGTATCTTGTTTTTCCAAATCTTTGTGCCTTTCGGTGTATTCTGGATGATCTGCTGTTTCTTTTCTTCCGAAAGTCCGGCATTATCGTCAAAAGAAAAGAACCAATGGACCCATCCGGGTTTTGGTTCTTCTCTTAATTCATCTTTTATTTCCTGTGGTGTGCTGTCTGCCCATTCCGACAAAGGTCTGCTGCAATTGATATATTCTTTGTATACATCCAGGGTTGGATCATCCGGGTTGAGAGTTGCCATAAGATAGTCACACCGCATAGACGCTTCCCGGACAAAGTCAATGTCTGCTGTATTAACCTCGTCAATATACAGACAGCCATACTGTCCGCCTAAAGCTTTCTTCCATTTCTTTTTATTGCCATATCCAAGAACGTATATTGTCTTATCACCCTGTGGGGCATGAAACAATATATGGGGAATCTTATCATCTTTCGTTCCAGATCCGTTGTACTCTACCAAAATTCCAAAATCATCCAAAATCCCTAAATCTTTATTGATGATATTCTTTTCTGCTGTTCCTGTATCGTCCGCTGCGAGAATATGCAGTTTCTTTGGAGATTCGGCAACTTTACACATAAATTTAAAAAGTCCTACTGTTGTTTTCCCTGCTGCCGTAGTCAGGTTCCTTCAAGAAATTCTACCGGAGCACTGCAATGTAGAAATGCTTTGTATTTATCTGATAATACTAATCTCTGAGAACTCATGAAGGTTAACCACCCCCTCGGAGCTGCTCCAGGATGTCTCCCAGTTTCTTTTTCTCTTCATCCAATCCGGATACTTCCAGTTTATCCTTAAACATTCCAAGGTGTCTTCCAAGAAGTTCCAAGGCCTGCTCTTTATTATTTATTTTCACTTCAATACCGAATTTGCCCTCTTTTATCCCGGCAATAGCTCTGATCTGCTGCTCATTCAGGTTTGCTGTGTCTTTTATGTTTACCTGCCCGTCTTTAACTTCCGCATAGTCTGTAGCTTTAGCAAAAGCTATGGCAGCCAGTTCTTTCAGTACCCTGTCCTGAGTGATTTCTGTCCGCTTCTGGCGTTCCTGCATCCGTTCCTGAATATATTCCGCAACCTTGACATTTCTCAACATCCTGCTACCGGCTTGGGCTGCTGTTTCATCCCGTTTTACAGACGGATATGCTTTTCGGTAAGCCCTTGTGGCATTTAAGTCTATCAGGTATTCATCTGCAAATATTTTCTGTTTTTTTGTCACTCAGCCTCACCACCTCTCATTCGTTTCGTTTTTGAGTATAGAAAAAGTAGCCTCTAAAGAAGCTACTTTTCACTTTTATATTTCAATGCGTCCATAATACTTTTTCAAACATTCAAAATTTCTTGGTGAATTCATGGGATACAACATTTTTCCTGCAAGCAAATTGTCATCGTTTCTCTCTATTCCATGATAAAAATTAAATTGTTTCAATGTTTCTCTTACATCCTTATCTGATACTCCTACTTCAGCAGCTACAACTGGAATAGTCCTTTTTCTTGAATAGCATTCGTAAATTTTATCTGCTAATTTTCTTACAAAGTTTTCCATAGTTTCCATGATTTCCTCCTATAAAAATTTTATCGTATGCCTTTAATCTCTATATTTCAATGATTAATATTGACACTTTCTAGCAAAGTATCATACTATCCTACTGGAAAAGTTCGCGAAATATAATACTTTTTTCCGCTTATATCCGTCACTCTTATTTTCACATATCCATTTAAATTTATAGCATGTTTAACAAATACGGGATCACTAAATATTCCCTGACATGAATAGCTTTTACTAGCACCGAGTTCTTTGCACTGACTATATCTTAAATTCATGTCACAAGATCCAAGATTTTTCCCCTTCCAATCTATTATATCTACGCTCTTAATATAGACTGGTACCCTTCCTACATTAGTCAAATATACTTTTATAATACTTTTATAGGATGTTTCATTCTCTATTTTTTCCAATGTAACATCCAATGACCCAACAATTTTCTTTTTATATGGAATTTTCGCAATTGTAATAGTTAACGTCAACGTGCATATCGATAATATTACATTTAAAAATCCAACATTTCCATCACACCACTGAATAACCTGTCTCTTATACACATCTGACGCTGCCGACGAAT